CCCATGTATGGACCAACTACGGTATAGCCTGAACCTGTCAATGCTGTTTGTAGCATTAAGTTTTTACCTACAGTTGCTACTACGTTATGTACGGTATCTTTCCAAAGCAATGGACCACCTTCATATTCAAAGCACTTGAAAGTGTAAACACCTTCAGCTTGGCAAGACTCGCCCATACCAGCCAAAGAACTGATAGAAGCGTTTGCTGATTCAACAGCGTTTAATTTATCTTTCATGTTTAATCCTCTAAATCAAAGTTAAGAACGGGCTTACAAATACAACGACAATTGGGTAAGTCACCAGGAAGTCCGTAGACTTTTTCTTGATACATATCACCAATGTAGGGTGGGTTATCGAAAGAATACTCGTTCCCACTCATTCTTATGTGCAATTCACGAGGCTCTTTACCACCGCCCGAATGAATCCAAATGAACTTTTTAACACCCAAAGTCTTTAGTCTAGTTGTATTAATAGACTGATAAGCCTTACGAGTTTGGTCTAAAGCAACAAGCCTTGCGTGTCTTGCGTTGCCTTTATATTTCTTCGTTAGGAAAGGAACTAAATCTTCCATCCCTTTGCCTGTTGTAATGGAGCGCATTACCTGACCTTGCACTTCATTCAAGAACTTATAAGGTATGATTTTAATCAAGTTTGCAGCCTCTAATGTGCTTGCCTTGATGACCTCTTGTAATTGTTCATTTGAAAATGAAGTATCTATGCTTAAATCAGGTAATGCTTCTTTTAACGAATTACGCAAAGTAATCGTTGAGTTCTTTATGGTGCGATTAATCATACGCTCAGTAGCACTCTTGGCAATCTCGTCAAAGCGAGGCTGCCATTTTCTTAATAACCAATTGAGCAAGATACGGGATTGACTTGCTAGTGAAGCATCCATCGCTTGCCCGTAGTGATTCTCTTTGAAAGTCTTTTTCAACTCTCTACGAACGTCACGAAACATTAATTCTATTTCATTGACAATAGGCTTTGCGTAATCGTTTGATATGCCAACGTTAGGGCGTAATGCGCCAGCAACGATACTATTCTTTTTTAATTTCATTGCTTTCTGCTTGCAATGTTAATTTAGTAATACCATTTATTATTTTTTTACTCAATACTGTAAATTTAGTATTTGGAGCAATTGCAATTTCTTTTTCTCCATTTTCACCAGTTAATTTGCCAATATCTATCGCTTTTGAGCCTTTTGGCAATTTAATTGACATTTCAACAATTTTATCAGAATGATTTAATTTTGATACAAAATGTTTAGTAATAATAGATTTATCTTTTGATGTAGATGTAATACCTTTATCAGACAAAATATCACCAACTTTGGCATTTAAAAATTCTTCACTTTGTCCTTTTTCAATTCGCATTCCACGATAAACAGTCATTTCTTGTTCTGTAGATGCTTTATTAAAAGCAGAATGTAAATTTTTAATTATTTCATTGCCTGATTTATTCCATGATTTAGGATATTTAGGCTCGCCAGTTCTAATAACAGATTGTAAATTAGTATAACCACCAACTTCCGAACCATAAGAACCATTTTGATATTCTTTTATTGCTTTATGCTCTTGTTCATTAAATTCGTTTTTTTTTTCAGATTTTATCTCATTTGATTGCGATGTATTGCTATTTCCTTTAGTAAACTCGCCATTTTTTGCTCTTGGATGTTCTGTTTCTTTAAATTCTACAGCATCTTCAGCTTTTAGATAATCACGTTCGGCTAATTCTTCACCTTCAAGTGATTCTTCTTCCATAATGCCAATTTCGTTATATCCGCTTGTTTTGTCTGTAGCAACACGCTGACGTTCTTCTTCACTTGAAATTGCGCCTACATCAATCAATGCTGCGCCTACTTGCGCTTTAGCAAGATTAGTTCTTGCCAATTCTTCAGCAGTTGGTGTATCAAGTGGCAACCAATTCAATGTTGTTTCAACATTAATTTTCTTTTTAAGCTGTGGTTCTACAAATGATTTAATGACTAATTGGTGATGACGTTCTGCCAATGGAGTAAGGTCATGCGTTTGAATTGACTCCAGCAACTCATGGTATGACGCTTCTTCGTATTCGCCTGTAGAGTTAAAGCCTTTTGGTGTTGTACCGATTAACTTAGTAGCAGGTACGCCAGCAATGGCAGCAACCAATTGATACTGAGTCATAATTAATTGGTCAAAGTCAGCAAGAGAAGTATCGAATTGTTGGAACTCGTCACCTTCTTTATCGCCTAGTTTAATACCGTAATTGTCACGCATTTGCGCCCAATAGTTCAAACGACCAACAGCTTGTTCGGTGTTTGACATTGCAGCTTCCATGTCAGTCAACCAAACAGTTGTACGTTTAGACATGGCTAATTGCGGAGCTTCGTTAGCTACACGCTCGGCAGCATAAACACGCTCCATGATTTGTTGAGTGAGTGGAACACCACCATAAATGTATTGAGGCTTCAATACGTCCACAGGTTCCGCATGACGGAATATAATTAAATGTGAACGATGAACTTTCTTACCGTTGATTATCCACCAAGTTGGCTCGTAAAAATGTAAAGTATCAGGCTGACTAGCAGCAGCTCCATCCAACATAGGGGCGCACCAATACGGGTCAACTTGCACAATCCCTTTATAACTATTAGCAGTGACACCATCAATATTAAAAGGCTTTTCATAGTATTCAGGGTCAGTTGATTGAACTTTGAACATTGCAACACGAACGCCAAAGATACGACCTTTACGAATAAACTCACGCATATTCCATGTGAGGCGCATTGAACGGTCATAAGCCTTGATAATCTTTACAGCTTCTTCGTCTAATTCGTCACCGTCAATAGATACTACATTGTAGCCTTTGCGGATTGCGTCATCACCAGGCATTGCACAGGCTTTGTTGACTAGCCAATTCTGAGCCAAGATACCGCAAAGCTGTGCGCCAATGAAGCCTTGAGAAGAATACCAATAGATTACAGCGTCAGATACAGAGTTGTTGCCAGCAGTATACATCTTAAATGATGGAACGCCATTTGAGCTGTCATCCATTGCCATGCCAGTAACAGCAGGGTCAAAAATTGGTTGCTGTGCTTGTAATGCAGCAAATTTGTTAGCTACATAATCTTTAATGTTGCTTGAGCTTTCAATGTCACCAGCGTGAGTGCCGAATAGACTTTTACGAGCGATAGCCTTAGGCGCATCTTCCGCCTTCTTGACTTCTTCTTTCTCGCCTCTAAACCAATCTAAAATTGACATTAATAATCCTCTATCCAAAGAAACTTCGTCTTGGTACCATTACTTCGCTAAATGCTCTTGACAACGCATCAATTTGGTCATCATTAACGCCATTAGGAAACATTCTCATTTCATTAATAAGAGATTGATTCCATTCGCCCCTGAGCATCATAACATTACCGATATTTACTTGTGAACCCAAAGGTTCAGCCCTAGTAATCTTGTCACCGCTTTCAGGTGAGCTTTTCACATTATATCCAGCTAACTCTCTAGTCAGGTATATGACTTGCGTCTTACCAGCTTGACCAGGGTCTTGTGGGATTGAAATCTTTACACTACGTCCATCTAATGAAGCAGTGTTTCTAATAGCAGCATCTCGTTTGTCAGGACCATCACGCAGCCGAACCATATCAGCAATAACGAAACGACCATCAGGCAATCTTCCAATCTTTGCGCCAGCAGTCCAATCGCCATCAACAGTTGAAGCCAAATCCCAACCTCTACACCATTTAATTTCGTCAGCAGGTAAGTCATCAATGATAGTTATTTGGTCAGGTTTGAAAATACCACCTTCTGCCGGTGCAGGTCTTTGCATATACTGACCAGCAAATACGTATGGACTAGCATCTTCCATTCGTTTTAAATCTTCTATGGTATGTTTAGCTTCCCATAGTGCTGTTCCATCCTCTTTGATAGCAGGTAAGCAGATATGTTTCCATTTTTCGCCATTACCGCCATTAAGAAGCCAGCCTGATAAATCTTCTTCATGCAATCTTTGCATAATAAGAATTATTGGAGTATCGGGGCTATTCTTACGACTTTCTAGCGTGTTTTGAAACCAATCAATAACATTCTCACGCATTACATCTGAACGAGCTTCATCTGCTTTATGAGGGTCATCGATAAGAATTGCACCGCCAAATCCTGCTCTATGTTTACCAGCACCATAGCCAGTAATTGAACCACCAGCACCGACTGAATAAACTAATCCATTAGCAGTAGTGCGCCATTCATCTTTTGCTTTACTGTCACTTTGCAAAATTGTATTGGGGAATATCTCACGATACTCGTTACTATCAACCAGCTCTCTAGTTTGCCATGAAAAGTTACTGGCTAACCTTGCTGAATAGCTTGTATAAATAAATTCGCTGTCAGGATGATGACCTAAAGTCCAAGATATAAAGTTTTTAATTGCTAATTCTGTTTTTGAATAGCGAGGTGGAATATTAATAATAAGACGTTTACATTCGCCCCTATAAACTTCCATTAAAGCATCGCATATAGTTTGATGATGGTCTGACTGTAACCAATAATACCCACGCTGCTGTAAAAACATCCAGCGACTATAAAAGTAAAAGTCTGTTCTAGCTAACTTAGCAGCAGACTCGATTTCTTCACGAGTATGCTCTCTCATACTTCTCTCAATAATCTTTGAGCTATCTCTTCAAATCTATCAGGAGTTAAAGGAGTATTATTTACTTGAGTATTAACTTGAACTATTGCATTTTTAGGCTCAATTACATCTCTAGCCTTTTGAATAGTCTCAGCTCTATGTTTGAAGTCTTGCTGATTTAGACATTTAGCAAGCATAGCTTCTTGAACATTTTTCATTGCTGCGCTATCAAGAAAACTTAAACGCTGAACTCTTTTATCTACTATCTCATTTACTGCGTGAACAGTTTGTTCATCTAATTTATTAAGTTCTTGTTTTGCTTGAACTAAGTTGTTCACGATATGTTCGGTAGATTTATCTAATCCTTTAGTGTGTTTATTAATAACACCTACGCTTACTTTATATTTATAAGCTAAATCTCTTTGAACAAATGCGCCAGTTTTCCAATCGGCTTGGATTGCATTAATAGTGTCTTGAGTAATTACTTTTGATGCCATAGGTTAGATTTGACCTACGTTTCGTATGGGCGTGATTATCCCCACCGTTAAGTTATCATATCCACAGAATATGTCAATAGTTTGATTAAAATATTTATCCATGATTTTTACGCCATAGAGTAGTTTTGTTTGATGTAGTGCGTAACGTTACAGCTAACATCAATCCTGTTGCAACACCTAGCAAGTAAGCTGGTGAGTAGCAAAGTATGTAATCTTTAAGTGTTATTAGCATTTTTATTCCTTAATTCTTGTTCAATAGCACGACTTAATACCATATAATAAGTTTCCATCTTTGAATTAGGTTCGGTGTCTGCATAAATCTTATCTATCTCATCATCCGTTAATCCTTGCCATTTTTTAAATTGCCCTGCAGTAGCAGATAGGGTTATTGAATCTGAAATTTGATTGACTAATGCTTCGTCTGTGTAGAGTGGAATTTCTTTCCATCCATCTAGCAAGTCTTTAAATAGGCTAGCATCCCTTTTAGTCCAACAAAGCTGACCAACCCCATCTTCTCTTTTATACGCATAAGCATAAGGCTCTTGTTGTTCATCAGGCACATATTCAATCCCTAAATCATCACCACATTTTTTACATATCAATACATAATCTTGCGCTGATTGTTCTACTTCCCATCCTTCACATTCACATACATATCTGCCAGCACTATGACTTGCATCTCTACAAAATCCATGTGGTGCATCAGGATGATTGCTACATTCAACTTCTTGCGCTGGTTGTTCACGATTAAAATAAACTTCTTCACCATCAATGTTTAATGTGCAAGTAGAACCATCAAGTGCATAAGACACTAATCTTGGTTCTGCTGGTTGTTCTAGTCCAATCACATGAGTATCACGCAAATATTCATCGTTTAACTCTGCGACTGTTGGTTGTTCTAGTGCTTTTAGCCTACGTTGCATATCTTGTAGTTTATCTAAAGGCACAGCCACCATATTGCTTGGTTGTTCTAGTGCTTCTTTGCAAGCGTTATATGTATCACCATCTTTTAACCCAACTATTTCTAATTCATACATCGCCATCTTTAATGCTTCTTCTTTAGAGGTCATCATGCTCTCCACATTCACAATATCTCATTCCACATTTATCGCATTTTTCTAATGCTTCTTTGCAAGCGTTGATTTCTTCACCATAAGGTAGTTTTTCAAGGGATAAATGTCCCATTAAACATTTTTGTGCGTCTTCTAACGCTTCAATCGCCATTTTTAATGCTTCGTCTTTAGTCATTTTCAATCCCCAATGGCAAACCTAATTTCATATTTTCCATAATACGAACCCAAGCATCATCGCTAATTGATTTAGGCTTTCTAAAATAAATAACTGGAACAATAATATTTGGTTTTCTTTTTGCCCACAAAGCCCAAGACCTAATAAGTCCTTTTATTGGTCTTTCAATTGAATATTCAATAGTTTCTTTACTCATAGCAAGCACTCCTCGTAGTTATTCCAATCCACTATATATTTTGGTTCTTTGATTTCAATAGTGCCGTCAGCAGGATAATCAAAGTATCTAACTGGTTGACCTTCATCATCAAGTAATGCGTAAACTTTTTTAGTAGCCATTACCACTCCGTCTTGTTAGGTTCTTCGCAATCATACGGGTCTAGCGTAGCTTTCCACATATCCCACATAGTCCATGAATCACCAAGATGGTTAAAACTATGCTTGGCTATTCCGTAGTTATCTCTTACTGAAGCCCAAACTTTAGAGTCCATTGGTAAATACATTGCGCCAATATCAATCAATGGCGTATTGCGTAAATGGTGTTCTTTAGGCAGCGTTTTAAGATTAACATCTATCTGTTTCATTAAACTACTCCAGCTACTGTTAGCTTTCGCCACAAATAATCATGTGCAAATGAAAGCGCAGTTTCATATTGATAATGATACTTCCAGTTATTAGGCAGCAGACCAATAGAGATTTGAATTGCATCTACCATAAATCCTTTGCCTGATTGCGTTAAGCTGGTCATGGCTGCATCTACGATTTGAACTGTGTAGTTGTCGCAATCATCGCCAATGTCATCCCAGCAATTTACGCCACCGCTAGAGATACCCATAGATTTTTGCGGATAGCCT